TCTAAAATAGAATTAGCGCTTGCATTTATATTAGGATTTGAATTATTTCCAGTTTGTGTTAAAGAAAATCCTATTTGATTAAAATATGCTTCTTTTGCTTCTGGGGATAAATTTGCTGTTTGTTGATTTAAACATCTTGAAATTAAGGCATCTAATGAATTTAAATTTAAAATGGTTCCTTGAACAGATCTTTGTATAGATGAAACAGCAGATGGGATCTGTTCTACTACTCCTTTATTTGTTTTAACAAAATCCCTTAATGTAATTAACGCATCGGCTAATATAGGAAATATTCTCCCAGGAATTAAACTGGGCCCTATTCCGGCTGGTGCTAATGGGGTAATAGCAGATGGTATAGGGATGGCTTTGATAGATGTTATAGCTGCGTTTATTCCGGTAAGTATTCCATTTATAGTTCCTGCTGTTGAATTTATTGTATTTAATGCTCCTAAAGCTTGAGTTAAAGCTTGATTTATTTGGTTTTTTGATTGAATTATTTTGTTAAGTTCTTGAGGAGCAGGACATCCATTATCAAATTGGGTTTTGATTGAATTAATAGCAATATTAAATCTTGCTGTTGATTTAGTAGTTCGAATTATTACCCCTAAGATTATTTTATCAAAAGCCATTATTTAGTTTTACTTACTTTAGATTTATAATTATTTATTCTATTAAACATATTTTGAGCATTAGTTAATACATTTTGAGCAGGTCCTGCTATCAATGCATTTGGAGCAGATGGACCTGGTGTGCCTATAGGGGATTGTAATGCTATAGATAATGTAATTAATTGATCTAATAATTGTTTAAAATCATTTAAAAATGTATTTCCTAATATAACGGGTTCAGTTGCGTTTTTGTCTCCTAAAAATATGTTTTTTGAATTTACTACAAATCTAGGGGAATCTACATTAACACCTTCTACAGAATTTAAATTTATTGTTTTTTTAGAACTAAACAAAATTGAATCTGTTTTAGTATTAAATAATAATCTACCTGAATTTAATATAATTTGTTCTCCAGCAAATTTATCTGGTGATGTAGGGGCATTATTATATGAATTATAGTTTTTACTTGATACTTGGATAGGAATATTTTGAGTAGAAGTAGCATATATTGCTGAGATGTCTTTATTTATGTCTTCTACTTGAGGTATCCAAGGATCTTTTCCATCACTATATTGTCCGTTTCTTAATATATAAATCGGATCTCCATTATTCCCAACTCTAGACCAAGGGTTAGGAACCGCACTATTATTTACAGTAGACCCAAATCTAATACTTTGTCCCCATCTTCCTTCATTAATTATATCTCCTTCAAAAGGTTGAATATTTTTAATGTTTATTTTTTCTTTAAAAGTATTACCTAAATTAATTTCAGTACCCCCATCTGTAACCCTTCTAACAGTTCCACCTGATGTTTGTTGATAATCTTGTTGTTGGGAAGGTGGTAAACTTGAATTAAGTATTGGGTCTGGTATAGCATTATGGTGGGTACTATTCCATATATTCACAGGTTGAAAATAGTAATAATCTAAAGAACTAACATTTGATTGAATGTCATTATTGGGTAATGCTACTATATAAACTATTTCGTTTATTAATGGAAATGTTTTATTATTTGGAAATAAAGGTTTAGCAAAATTATCAGTTGAAAAACTTTTGTCTGGGTTGGGAGCATTTATTTTTGAGAAGAATATACCTCCTATAGAACTCCACTCACCGAAACTTTTAAAAACATTAGGATAGGTCTTATCATCTAACATACAATACCTTACCCTTCCTGTAAATATATTATCCGAGGAAAAATTAAAATTTGATTTTAAAAATGATAAGTCTTGGCCTGTTTCCCTTAACATTATTTTTTCTTTTTATCTTGTAGGTCTTCCATTGCTGAAAGTAATTGTTGTTTTTCTTCTTCGGAAATTCCTAAACTACCTTCTTCATTAACATTATTTAAAGCACGTTGAACAATAGTGGCCATTTTAATTAATTGTTCATCATTCTTAACACTAATATCAAGATATTCTTTAATAAGAGGTACTATAAGGGTAGCATCCCCAATTTCTTGAACTAATGGTTTAAGTTCAGAAATTAAAGCCGAAACTTGTGTTTCTTTTTTCTTTTGATTATTGTATATTTCTTCTAAGATATCGGAAAACTTTTTTTTACCGAATACTATTGAATCTAATTGTCCCATAGTTTATTTATAAATATGTGAAATTAATATTTCTAAGATGGGAAATACCCGTACTCAAGATAAAATAAATATTTTTTCTTAAATATGTCGTATAAAATATTTGCTATTTTAGTGATTTTAGGAGTTTTAACATCTACCATTTCACGTATATAGATGTAAAGAGCTTTTTTATTGAATATATCTATGTTTTCTCTTTTTCTAAATAATTCAAGAATAGCATCTGCTATTTGAGCATCATATTCTTTAGGAAAATACTTATAAATATTTTTAGTACAATAATCAGTGTATAAATCAATAAATAAGGATAACTTATCATCATACTCATATTTTTGATCATTGAGTGGATTCTCGCTGAATATTTCGGTTACTTCAACTAATGCGCCAATTTCTTTATCTAATCTATTTGAATGTACAAATGATGGGTCTGATGTATCTAAATTAGAGTAGTTATTTAAACTATCAACTGAAAGGTTATTGATTTGTTTTTTATAATTTTTTTGGGTATAAATTATAAGGTAACGTTTTACTATGGTTCCAAAATAGGAATATGCTTTAGCTCCCCTTTCAGGACTAAATAAATGTATTTTATCTAGGAGGAATGTCATGATTTCATGTTGTAAATCTTGTAAATCCTCTACATCAGTATGATAAAATTTAAAGGTATGGATTATATTCTCTGTTAACTTATAAAAAGCCCAGTGAATTCTTTCTTGATATATGTTACTTCTAAAAACTGGATCTACTGATAGATTATAGGATATAATAGCATCCTCTGTTTCTTTAGTAAAGTATACTTTTTTTTGCTTTTCTAATTTGTGTTTTCTAATTATAGAATCCATGTTAGTATCTTCTAAGTTTAAATTCGTTAAGGATTTCTTGTAATTTTTTAATTTGATCAAAGAAAAACCCTACTTCATCATCACTTTGAAATGTACCTCTATGGTCTATTTTTTTAAGTCTAGCATCTGATACTTCAATCACTTTAGACATTTTGTCAAGATAATCTAAATATCCTACTAGTATGTCTTCTGCTTTCTCATTTTTACGTAATAAGTTAAAGGTCGTAAATCCTAAGATCACGACCATAACTGAAAGTATAGAAATAATAATTGTGTACATCATAAATTATCTAACATGTTTTTCAATCCTTCACTCTTAATTGAACCTAATGCTTTGGTTTTCATTGTAGAGGTGGTTTTCGGGTTTTTTGGGTCCAATGTAAAATTTCCTTTTTTAGGAGCCAAATCTTTTCCAAATTTGGGTAACCATTCCTTTTCAAATTCAATTCTAGCAGCCATTAAATCTGCCTGGTGTACTATAAAAGGTAAAGCTGTTCTAGGTTTTTGTTCGGGCATGTAAGTCATAAGGTACTTTTTATTTCCCTCATCATACAAACCATCATGTGTTTGAATAGCTATCATTTCATTGAATGTATACTGGATACCACGTGATTGGAGTAAAAATAAACCTCTATCTGGAACTGAAGCAAATGGAAGTTTATTGTTAAACATATAATCTTCACCTAATTTTTCTTGTCTCCATTTATCTGTCTGTGGGATATAAGATTCATGTTCATCATCTCCCATTTTACCTAAATCATGGTTTAATGCTGAAAATACTAGTTCTTCAATTGTATATGTTGAAGTATCTACTCCCATTTCTACCCACACATCATTTATTTTAAGGGCACAATCTATAACTCTAATAACATGATCTACATATCCACCTGGGAATGCATTATGATATTCTTTTTTATGGGCAGCAGGCATTAACATAATACGTTCTGCATACTTACCATAAAAATCTTTTAATTGTGTTCGTCTAGGTTCTGCTATATAAGCATCAATTTTAGACATTAATACACTCCAGTTTCCCTGGATTTGTTCAGCGGATAATTTGTTCATAACTTTTATTTAAATTTAATTTTTTATCTAATTGGGTTCAATTCTCCAGGAGACATTGGTTCACGTTCAATATATCCTTTCAATTCATCTACCATGTTTTCAATTTTAGATATTTCATGCTTAAAATCTCTAACACTTTCTCCTCTAGAGACCATAAGTGTTAACCCTTTAAGTCTACCTTCAATTTGTTCTAATCTACGGGTAAATAATTCTCGATTTCTCATTTTTTATAATTTTAAATTGTTTAATTTATATTTTCTTTCCCCCTGTTCCTTACTCTTTTTCTTCATTCTTATCTTATCCCTTTTCTTTATCCTTTCTCAACACCTCCAAAATAATAACAAATACCAAATACTCCAAATTATTTTAAAAATTCTTTTATTTTCTTTAAAATTTCTGTTAAATGATGGCAGTTTTCATACTGTTCTTCTTTTATAAAATATTGAATTCCATATTCTAAAGTAAAAATTAAATCATCATCTGATAATTTATTTAGTGCTTTTATATGTTCGGAATTATTTAAAGTTATATTTTCTATATACCCATATGCCTTATTAAAAAGTATATAATCACCAGCTTCTACTACGTCTTGCGGATCTAGTTGAGGATTTAATATTTTCAAAGATTCTACAATTTTATGACTTGATTTAGCATAGTTAATAACTAATTTTTTATACATCCCTATTAAATAAACAGGGTTTTGAGTTAAATCTATAAAAACTTTATCACTATCCTTCCCTATCTCCCCTTCAGGCGAAAACAATGAAAATATGTTATCTAAGTTTATGGGTTTATTTACCACCATTTTAATGTATATGGATATAAATATAGACAAAAAAAGGGAAGAACTAGTCTCCCCCTAAAAACAACGATGTTTTGTTTTTTCTACTTAGCAATAGTGTCTACTATAGATAGAGAATCTAAGGCAGTGATTGTTGAATCTATTGACATAGAATCAATTGTAGAAAGTGTTTCTACTTCGGTTGGTGTAGTTTCACAAGAAACTGTAAGCATTGTAATAATTACTATTGCTGCTAAAATTAATTTTTTCATTTGGTTTGATTTTTATAAATATTATTGGTTTAAATTTTGTATAAGTTTTTCTAATTCACTACATACCCCCATTAATCTAGTATATTCTGTTTCTACATCAATCTTATTTGGGTTTGATGAATGATACTTAAATACATCTTCTGCTTGTGCTCTATAATCAAGTAATACATTGATTAATTCTGCTTTTTTAATTTCTTTTTCGTTCATGGTTTTTTATTTTTTATAATTTTAATATACGATAATTCATTTAAAAATCCAAACTATTTTGCCCACATTTTTTATTCATTGGTTCATAAACTAAATTTTTCATTTTTTTACTATCAATTTTTTCAATTTCAACATTTAAAATCCCTTTCTCTAAACTTCCAATTTTTAAAAAGGCACTTCTAGATAAATCAACTACCCTTTTTTTAATATAAGGTCCTCTATCAATTACTTCTACAATCACAAATCTTCCATCCATTGGATTTATAATTTTTAAAAAGGTCCCAAATGGTAAAGTTTTATGAGCACATGTTAATTTTGTATTATCAAATCGCTTCCCAGATGCTGTTTTTCTCCCATGAAATTTATTAGCATAATAACTAACTTTTCCTTTTATGATATTTTCTTGAGAGTAAATCGAACAAGTAAACACCAATAAGGATAACAATAATAATAATTTTTCCATATTTCATTTGTTTAAATTTTACCTAAATATACAATAAAAATATTCACTAGCCAAATGCATTCACACTCCCCACACCATACTTAAATCCGTATATACGCTATTCCCACATTCTAGTACTAAGATGGTCACAAAATTGCCCAATTGCTTGACATTGAACATCATACCACATATTAGCATTCATTTTTTTATCATATATCAATTCGGTAATTGAAACAGGTCCAAATGGTTCAAAATTTATTGAGTGGTCATATTGTTGACTCAACCATTTTTCTTTGCTATAATCAATTACTTTTTCCATTGCCGCAGAAGTCGCATATATTAAATGATCATCAAATATATACACTTTCTCGCCATTATAAATATGTGTATAAGGCCGAACACACGATATAAATTCAGGTTCAGCATGAACTTGATTATAATTAGGCCAGAACGCTTGGTTATAAAATTTATTTACGGGCTGAGCTAATAGTTCGTCCACGTTACGTTTCCATACAATGTCTAAATCGCTGTATATGCCTGGATAATAATGTAATACTAGATATTTTGCTAGGTTACATCTGTTAACTAGGTTTAAGTTATGGTAAACTTGGTCTATACCATAGACCTTGGCTAAATGTTCGATTTGCTCGTCACGGAAAAGACGTGAGTTATATTGTGGGTTCACTTTACAACATGTCTTGTAGTTCTCAATAAATTGAGAGGGAACAATGTCCCCCAACCACACAAAAGAAATGTTTCCCATTATTCAAATATAATTTTAAATTGTTCTTCTTTTTCTACTCTAGTACCCCAATCGTTATTGTAGATAACTTTTATAAAAATAGTTGCGGTATCGCCTATCATTTGTGGGGACAAAAAAAAACTCTTTGATGGACTATAGTTATATTTTGAATATGAACCAATTAAAGTTGGTGTATAAGCACAATCTATACACATACGTTTTGTAATAGTATACCCTGCTAAATTATATATATCCGATTGGCTTTTCCATTGAGCCATTGTGTATGTCTTATTTCCAATAGCAATTGGGTTGTTGAACTTCTTATCATTAAACCAACTCATATATGAGTACATTGGCGTTTTGAATTTGAGTGTATCAAATATAATCCAATAGTCTGAATCGTATCGTGCTTCAATTAGTGGTACTTTATTTATGACGTACTCGGGTTTAAGTTCTGATAATTCTCCTTTAATGGTGAAATATCCTAGTCCTTGATATTTAACTCTCCAATATCCGTCTTTGAAACTTCCTTTATTTGAAAGTGTGTCTATCCAAAATAATTGTTTACAATCCCCTGTTAAACAAGGTGAGATAATGTCCTCCTTAGTACATGATGTAAAAAGGAGGCTTATTATAAAGATAAATGTTAAAATTCTAGTTTGCATATTCTAAAGCTAAGTTAAATAATTCTTTATTGATTTTCAAATCTTGGCTAAAGTTTTTGATTTTTCTTGCTTTTCTAACTTTAACACCAAACGTGTAATTGAAATCTCCATCCAATATTTTCTCTTGAACTACATTAAACACACTCCACAAATCATTTCCTTCGTCTTCTTTTCTTGTTGGTATTAACAATGTATTTATATCAACTGAAATATTTTCTATTTCATTTTCATTAAAACGAGTTGCAACTGCTTTCCTAGCAAATTCAATAGCTGCATCTTGACTCATTTCAATTTGCTTCATTTTGTTCATTGACTCAACTGTTAATGGTAAACGCTCAACCATACCTTTGATTTGCTCTTGCAATTCCTCAAACGTATATCCCATATGTCTCATCTTAACATCTTCAAATTGTTCTGTTGAAACAACTAAACCATTCTCACAAATCATTCTAAATAGACCTGCTGTGAATGTAAATGAATTTTTTCCGTCGTGAGAATTTGTAAGTAAAATTTGTGGGAAAACTGTATCACCATCTGCACCATTAATTACAACATCTTCATTTCTAAACACTAGCAAATGTTTTTGAAATCCAATACCTTTTCTTGCTTTAACCTCTTTAGCGTCTACTACTTTCCAACCTAACAAATCCATATCTTCAATAACATTTGAAGTTGGAATATGGGTGTATTTCTCTGAAACACCCTGAGCTGCCGTTGAAGTGAAAACTGATGGAGCTTTTGATTTAATTTCTTCCTTTGATAGGAAATCTGAATTTTGTAAATTTAACATAACCTTTATTTTTTATTTTAATGACTTGAATATACGAACGTTTTCCTAGGAATCCAAATTCTTTATATATCTTTTACCTAATTCTTCAATTACTTTTCTAGCGTCTTCAATATTCATTTGAAAAAATTCTCTATCATTACTTATCCTATATTGATCTAAATATCTATGTACCTCTATTTCAAGACCTTCACCATTAAAACAATTAAATGCATATGCTACTTCATATGGTAAAGGAACCCCTGTCGATCTTGATATTTGTTTAGCTCTTACTTCTGGGTCATTTTTTGTATGTCCTATTTTTAAAACTGTTTTTTCATGTAATGGGTTAGTTAAAATGTATACCCATGAATCATAATCAACATCCCTTTCACTATATCTTCCTACTCTTCTTTTCATATAGTATTTAACATGATCCCATCCATCTTCTCCTTGTGTTAGTGTATAGTATTTTGGATCCTTATACCCCCCATTTAAATAATCTTCCTCACATGGAATGTATTTTATTGCTTCTTCTTCTGTGATGCGTGTTATCATAACCTTGATTTTATATTAAATATACGTATATATTCCCCGGATGCCAAAGAATTTTAAGAGAAAAAGAGGTTGGGATCCGTGGGTTTCTAAAAAAATGCCTAAAATGGGACTTGTGGGTTAATTTGTGGGGGTATATAGGGATATATGAGTCGATGGGGTAAAGGTTATAAGATCTATATAAATACATCCAATCGTGGTCTCCACCACACCGCCCATCGATGGACGGCAACGCGCCGTGGGGCCTAATTACTTATTACATACGATATACGGCCGTACGCCACAAAGAAAAAGAGAGACTCTTACGAATCTCCCTCTCTCCAAGTAATTAAAAAGTTAAAAAGTTAATTTTCATTCCACACACACCATGCTCCAATTACTCCAACGAGTCCAAATATTATAAACCAACATATCATTTCTATATTCATATCTATTTAATTTTAATTTTCCATAATTGATGCTAATGTTATACCACCTACTACAAATATAAGCAATGCTGACATAAATAAACAACTTAAGATAAAATCTTTTCTATCGTTTCTATAATACTGAATTAAACCTTTTAATACTGACATAATTTTTATTTTTTATTTATACTTAAATATACGATTTATTTTTTTAGATATTAGATAGGAAGTAAGTTAATACATCAACTAAACTTTTATCATTAATCCAACCTCTGTCATATAAATAATATTTTCTAACATCTTCTAATGTTTCTAATTTTTTAATATCATTCTCTACAAATTCAGGGATATCAAAACTTACTTCTTCTTCAAATTTTAATACTTTTTCTACTAATGTCATGTTTTAACTTTTTAATTTACTTAAATATACGATTTATTTTTTATATTTTACATTCCATAATCTCTAATATCATTAAATGTTCTAGAGAATTCATTTAAATAATCTGAAATAAATCTAAATTCTGTATATTCCTCATCAGATATATTATTTAATTTTATTAATTCAACTTCATTTTCTTCAACCATTTTTTTAAGTTGTACTAATTGATTTAAAATATCAATTGAAAGGGAATGCATTTGTTCTAATTTCATAATTTTTATTTTTTATTTATACTTAAATATACGATCTATTTTTTGAGTTATAATGAATGAATTTATTTCATATCATCAATATCATCAATCAATAATTTAAAAGTATCAATTAAACCACAAAGGTCACTTTCAATCTCAGTTGATAAAGTATCAAATACTAAATCATAATTTTTTTCATTTTTAATTTCAAGCGTTGAATCAATAATTTCTTGTCTTAATGTTTCAACTTTTTTCAATAATGATTTAACTAATTTTCTATTTGTCATATCTTAACTTTTTAACTTATACTTAAATATACGATCTATTTTTTTAATTATATTAAATGAATTTTATTAATAATTCTTTTTAATTAAACTTTCTATATTACTTAATAAATCTTCAAATAAATAATCTTCATATTCACAACAAAAATCTTTTTCACATATAACATCAACTACATCTTCTACAGTTTTACAACTATTAAATAAACAATTAATATTACTAATCTCATTTTCAACTTCATCTTCAGTTACTTTCAAATTAACAGAACATTCTTTTAATAATTTAACTTCAAAATCAATTTTATTATTTTTAACAGTTTCTAAATTTTCTTCTACTAACTTAATAATTACATTTTTCATATTTAACTTTTTAATTTACTTAAATATACGATTTATTTTTTGAGTTATAATGAATGAATTTTATTATTCTTCAACAATATATTCTACTTCACCATTATCTTTCACCTCAACCACTTCATATATTCCTTTCATCTCAACTAATAACTCTTCAAAAGTACAACCTTCACCATCACCGAATTCATCTTCAAAATGTTCAACAAATTCCTCTTTTGAATTATATAAAGTCATACCATAATTTTCTTCTAAATAACAACAAATAAATTTACTCATAATTTCTAATTTTAACTTTTTATACTTAAATATACAATAAAACTTTTAAATAATAAAGAATGAATTTAATTATTCAATAAACCTAAAACATCTGCTCCCCACATTGCAAAATAAACTAACATGGTTAATGTTACTAAAAATACAGTTGACATTATTACTTCTTTTGGTTCTGATTTCCAATACTGGATAAGTGTGTTATTTGTTTTTTTCATTTAACTTTTTATTTTAATTATACTTAAATATACAATAAATCTTTTTAATTATAAGGGAGGAAGATATTAATCTTCCCCCTTTAAATTAATTATTCTTCATCATATTCATCATTCCAATTACACTTAATATAATAAACTTCACTCATATCATCTATATAATTATAACAAAAATCAAAATAATCTTTATACTTAATTTCTTTACCTTCTTCAAACTTATCTAAAAAATCATTTAAAATATCTTCATCTTCATAACTTTCAATTACTTCTTTAACATAATTATAATCTCTTACTTTAAACTTAACTTTCATAACTTTATATTTTAACTTTTTAACTTATACTTAAATATACAAATAATCTTTTTAATAATAATAAAAGAATATTATTTAATAAACAATATATAATATAAAATCATTTTTAATAACTTTTTTTATTATATTATCTTCAAATTCTTTTTCTATATTTTCATCATCTTCTTTTCTAATAAAAACACTACAACATTCACTTATATTAAAACTATTATCTTTAAAATCAATTTCATAATATTCATTATCATTTATATCAACAATAAACTCAAATTCATTATAATTTTCATCAATAAAAATTTCAACTTCTTTAATAATTTCTTTTACATTCATAACTTTACTTTTTAATTTTTAATTTAACTTTTTAACTTTTATAATATAAATATATAATAAATCTTTTAAATAAAAAAGAAGGAAGATATTAATCTTCCCCCCTTTTAAATTACTTATTCCTTAAAAATCAAAATCATATAACTTCTTATTTATATCCTCTATTTCAAATAAATTAAAACCAACATTAAATTCACTATCACTAATTCCAAAAGTATCTCTAAATAAATCTTCTAAACTATATTCATACCAACATAACCCTAAATCATTTTCTACTATAAATTCATTTTCATACCACTCACACATCAATTTATATAAAAAACCATTAT